AACGCGCTTGATATTGACGGAGACGGAATCGTGTCGGATGCAGAGTTAGCCGCCGCAGAAGCACTTGACAAACACGAGAAAGCAGATGCCCAGCGTAGAATGGCTTGGGTAGCGATGATTTCTATGCTATTTTTCACTGCCGCCGTGTTCTTGCCGATCTTTCCGGACGCAAGGATTAAGGCTTTGTCCGATTTGTTTGGGCTTTTTTACATAGGCCAAGCGGGGGTTATTGGTGCGTACATGGGAATGACCGCGTACATGGCTAAAGGAAAATGAGGTGTGGAAATGATGCCCGTTTCAAGCTTTATTTTTTCATCTGGAGAGATGTTGATTGTGGTCATGCTCGGCGTTCTTCTACTTTTGGCGGTTAAAAAATGATACAGGCGCTTCTTCCGAGTATTCTTCCTGCGGTGACGGATGTCATCGGACGGTTTCTGCCGGAAGACAAAGAAGCTAAAGCTAAAGCAGAGCGCGAGATCGAGGCACAATTGACCGCGCATCTCGCTAAAATTGACCTTGCTCAACTTGACATCAACAAGGCAGAGGCGAGTCACCGTTCTGTCTTTGTGGCCGGCTGGCGGCCCTTCATCGGCTGGTCATGCGGGCTGGCGATGTGTTTCAACTTTCTGATTTTTCCGCTGGCCTCTTTTGTGATGGCCCAGACCGGGTACTTGGTTGAGCTACCCAAATTGGACATGGAACAGATGATGCCTGTGTTGATGGGCATGTTAGGATTGGGGGGCCTCAGAACCGTGGAAAAAATTAAGAAGGTGAGTAAATAATGGCAAGAGAACCGATTTCACTTATCGACACGTCTATGCCGTCTCAAGGGATGCCCGTTGAAGATTTTGAAGACGATGAGATTGAGGTTGAAGAGGGCGAGAACGAGGACCCGATTGAAATTATCGAAGAGGAAGATGGGTCTGTTCTTTTCAACTTCGAAGACGCCATAGCAGAAGAGCTTCAGGCAGAGCCTGATGCAAACCTAGCTGAAATTCTTGACGAGCGCGTCCTTATGGAAGTCGCCATGGAGCTTATTGGCTACTATGAGGACGACAAAGGTGGCAGACAGGATTGGGAGGATGCTTACACAGAGGGTCTGGATCTTCTAGGCATCAAGTACGAACATCGAGACGAGCCTTTTCGTGGGTCCAGCGGTGTTACGCATCCCCTGATTGCGGAAGCAGTCACACAGTTTCAGGCACAGGCCTACAAGGAATTGCTGCCCAGTTCCGGTCCCGTGCGGACCCAGGTTGTTGGCGCGTCTAATCCAGACGTAGAGATGCAGTCTCAGCGTGTTCAGGAGTTTATGAACTTCCAGATCATGAACGTTATGGACGAGTACGACCCTGAGATGGATCGTCTGCTGTTCTATTTACCGCTGGCTGGTAGCGCGTTTAAGAAAGTCTACTTTGACGACATCCTAGACCGCGCTGTTTCAAAATTCGTGCCTGCCGATGATCTTCTGGTTCCGTACAACGCAACCGACCTTTCATCTGCTTCGCGTGTTACGCACGTAATCCGGATGAACACAAACGATGTCAGGAAGAACCAAGCGGCTGGGTTCTATCGCGAAGTGGACATAACGGCCTACGCGTCTGACGATGAAGTGCGCTCAAAAGAACGTGAGCTTCAGGGCGTAGAACATGCTGGCGGCGATGAACAAGACTGCACACTTTTAGAGGTTCACACCGATCTTGATCTGCCGGGTTTTGAACACGTGAGTCCGATTGATGGAGAACAAACAGGAATTAAGCTTCCGTACATCGTGACGATTGACGAGGGCAGCGGAAAAGTTCTGGCAATTCGCAGAAACTGGCGTGAAGGTGACGAGTACTACAAGAAGATTCAGTACTTCTCTCATTACAAATTCTTGCCCGGCTTGGGTTTTTATGGTTTCGGCCTTTTGCACATGATTGGTGGCCTTGGTCGTTCTGCCACCTCTATTCTGAGGCAGCTGATTGATGCTGGTACACTTGCTAATCTTCCCGCTGGCTTTAAGGCTCGTGGTATTCGCATTCGTGATTCTGATGAGCCTCTGTCTCCTGGCGAGTTTCGTGATATTGATGTTCCCGGTGGCGCTCTGCGCGAAAGCATTATGCCGCTCCCGTACAAGGAACCTAGCCAGACTCTGATGAGTCTTCTTGGGTTTATTGTGGATGCAGGTCGCCGTTTTGCGGCGATTGCGGATCTTCAGGTTGGTGACGGTAACCAGCAAGCAGCTGTTGGAACTACAGTGGCTCTTCTTGAGCGTGGTTCCAAGGTCATGTCCGCAATTCACAAGCGGCTTCACTACGCACAGAAACAAGAGTTCAAAATGTTAGCTCGTGTTTTTGCTGAATCTCTCCCGCCCATGTATCCGTATAATGTGTACGGTGCCGAAGCAACCGTAAAACAGGCAGATTTTGATGAGCGTGTCGATGTTATACCTGTGTCTGATCCAAATATCTACTCCATGTCACAAAGGCTGGCACTCGCACAAACGCAGCTTCAGCTGGCGCAGACTAATCCGCAGATGCATAATCTCCACGAAGCGTATCGCAGAATCTATGAAGCGATAGGCGTGCATAACATTGAGGCGCTGCTACCGACACCTACGCCACCGCAGCCCACTGATCCGGCCATAGAAAACGCAAAATCGATTATTCAAGAGAATTTGCAGGCGTTCCCGACGCAGGATCATGATGCACACATGACGGCGCACATCATATTTATGAAAACGCCAGTTCCGGCGGCGTCTCCGCCAGTGTTTGCTTTGTTGCAGGCGCATCTCTGCGAACATATTGCGTTTAAGGCTCGAGGTGTTGCTGATGCAGAAATGAGGGCCATGATGGAGCAGGCTATGCAGACAGGTCAGCAACCTCCTCAGATGGACGTAGAGGCCAAGGTCGCTGAACTTATAGCTCAGTACACCGAAGAAGTTATGGCGGCTCTCATGCCCCCGCCAGAGGGCGAAGTAGACCCCTTAGTTGAGCTCCGGTCTAAGGAACTCGATATCAAGGCGGCAGACTTACAGCGCAAGGCTGCTGAATTCGACCAACGCCTGATGTTTGATATGGCGAAGGAAGAATCTAAGGAAGAGTTGGCCGCAGACAAGATAGACTCACAGGAGGATATCGCCCTGCTAAGAGCCGAGGTTAATCGCGAACGTATTAATCAAGGCGCACCTGGAAGAGGTAACTAGTGACCATATCCAGATCACAAACCCCTAAACAACTTACTGGAAGGAGTAAGAAAATGGCTATGAAGAAGAAAAAAGGTGGCACCCGGATGAAAAAGGGCGGCACCCGAAAGAGTAAAACAGGTGGTGTGGCCAAACGTATGGGTGGCGGTGCCATGAAGAAAAAGAATTATGCCCGTGGTGGTGTTAAGAAGAAAAAAGGTTTTGCCCGTGGTGGTGTTCGACGCAAGTAATGCCATATCTTCAAAGCAACATCCCACATTTTCACTGCTGGGTGCGAAAAGAATTTACTCATAATCATGAGCAATATCATGGAGAGTTTCTTCATGCCATGGCAATAGCCGTAACAACGATTCCAGATCGATGTCTCAGCTTTCAGCTAGTCTTCACAGGTTGCGAAAGCGATGATACGGACGAGGAAAACATACACGGGGGCGCGATGTGGGCCAGAATGCCCATTACCGCCCTCGTGGCCGACACGCCACTGGAAAAGTGGCCAGAAAGAATGGTTACTCACCACGCGCAGCCTTGGGACTGTAGCTCTCGAGATCACGATGTCATGCAGTACGATAGGACAAGTTCTAGTCCTTGGATTTGTAAGATTGACGGTGAGTTCTATACAGGTAAATATATGTTTACCGTTGATTACACAGGATCATCTATCGCGGACGATCCTGCCCAGCATAAGCAAAGCCATGTAATTGAGCTTACGGACGCTGGAGATTGGACCGGAAATATTATTGCTTTACCCAATAACCGGGTTAGGGCAACAAGTCCCGCTTTGTGGGAAACAGGTGAAGGAGCTCCTGACTTTAAGCCAAGTCAGTGGACACATAATGCGGAGTCTGACGGAAGTTACATGGATCCGTCTGTGACGTTTGATAATTTGTATAGTGGGAAACAGTAATGTTTCACGTGAAACAAAATGGCTAGAAAACGAGCCAAGGCCATACGCCGCACTACTAAAGGTAAGGGCGCAAACTACCGCCCCACCAAGAGCGGTGCGGGTATGACCAAGAGCGGTGTTCGTGCCTATCGCAAGGCCAACCCTGGTTCCAAGCTTAAAACAGCGGTTACCAGAAAGGTTAAAAAGGGCAGTGCAGCGGCAAAACGTCGGAAGAGTTACTGCGCTCGTTCTTTGGGTCAACTCAAACGTAGTTCTGCCAAGACGCGTAACAATCCCAATTCGCGTATCAGGCAAGCTCGTAGAAGGTGGAAGTGCTAATGGCTACGAAAGACGCTTGTTATCGAAAGGTTAAGGCACGTTATAAGGTGTTTCCGTCTGCGTATGCTTCAGGAGCGATAGCTAAATGCCGAAAGGTTGGCGCTAGCAACTGGGGTAACAAAACCAAAAGGGCTGTCGGCGGCACGGTTAAAACTAATGGCTGCGGAGCAGTTATGGCTCGTCATGGTGGCCGGAAGGTTAAGATATACTGATGGCTGTCCGCAAGACAAAGAAGGGCGCTGCGCTCAAACGTTGGTTCAAAGAAGAGTGGGTCGATGTGCGAACAGGTAAACCTTGCGGAAGGAAGAAAGGCGAGAAGAGAGGCACGCCTTATTGCCGGCCCAGCAAGCGTGTTTCAAAGAAGACGCCTAAGACATCCGGAGAGCTAACAGCGTCTGAGAAAAAATCTAGGGTAGCTCAGAAGAGAAAGTTGGGCCAACCTCCTGGCTCACCTCGTAGGGTAAAGCCTGTGAAACGTGCAAATCGTGGTGGTATGATGAAAGTGAGGGTCTTCTAATGGCTAAAAGTAGAATGGTTAACCAGATGTCTGATCAGATGGACATCTCTAAAAAGGAGGCCGGTGGTCTTATGCGAGAAGCAAAAATGATGAACGACATGGACCGTCCGGGCATGGGCGGCTATGAAATGCGTATGGAAGTGGGCGGACTTAGTGAGGGCCAGAAGGCTCTGCGTAAGAAAAATCCGGAGGTCGTTGCTCGAATGGAGGGCGTTTCTGTGGATGAGGTCATGGATATGGCCGATGGCGGAATGGCCCGTATCAAAGGCGCGCCGCCTGCTCAAGTCAAAGGCCTGACCTATAACGATAACGGTGGAAAGGGGACTTTCTGATGGAGGAGTCTGGCACAACTGAATCGACAATGTCCGATGATGAAAAACGCAGTTTCATCGTTGATATTCAAGGAATCGGTGCGAATACTGCCGCCGGGTTGTCCGGTGACGCTTTGAAAAAGGCTTATGAGAAAGCTCTTCGTGACGCTGAAAAAGACAACAAGCGCGGCATGGGCGGCGCTATGGTCGATGAACTGGGCTACATGCGCGGTGGTATGACCGAAGAGAAGCGCGGCCCAATCAAATACGCAGTTGGCGGAGCAATCAAAGGTAAAAACTTTACGGGCATCTTTTAAGGATGGCTGACCCAACGACATTTGCATATTCGCTGTTAAAGAGTATACAAAGTCGCATAGAATTAACCCAGGACTCAATCCTGCACGGGAGCCCAAAGGACATGGAGTCTTATCGGCACCTCGTGGGAGAATTACAGGGATTGGAGTTCGCAGAACGGGAGATTAAAGATCTCCTGCAATCGTCGGAGGAAGAATGACGAAAACTTTATACGTTCCAGACCACGTAGTAGAGTCCGAGAAAGCAAAGAAATCCGCAGCGTCTGCCTACATAGATAAAAGTGACAAGGTTCTCGATCCTTCTCTTGTTACTAAAAATCTCAAAGAGCGACTCCCCCAGCCCACCGGCTGGCGTTTGCTTGTGATGCCCTACATGGGCAAGGCAGCAACTGAAGGGGGTATTCTTATTCCCGATGCAGTCAGAGATCGTGAAGCGTTGGCGACGGTTGTTGCTTACGTCTTGAAGGTTGGTCCTCTGGCGTATCAGGACCCGTCTAAATTTGGTGATGCTGAAGATCGCAACTGGTGTAACGAAGGCGACTGGGTGTGTATCGGAAGATACGCAGGGTCACGATTCAGGATTGATGGCGGCGAAGTCCGCATCATCAACGACGATGAAGTGATCGCCACTATCCTAGAGCCTGACGACATCAAACATGTATAGAAAGCAGAAAGCGACCATGGGGATTATCCATGCCTATTGAAGCTGATATTGACGTTGGAGACACCGAAGAGGATTCGGTTGATGTGAACCTGTCCTCTGAGGACAGTGCCGAAGAAGCAAGAGCTGCGCCTGAAGCGGACACGGCGGACGAAGGAGAACTGGAGGACTACAGTTCCGGTGTTAAATCCCGTATTAACGAATTAACCAAGCGATTCCGTGAGGAAGAGCGGCAGAAGCAGAGTGCGATTGAATACGCACAGAACATCCAGAAAGAAAACGCGGATCTTAAAGGCCGCATGGAGGCTCTGGATAAGAACTATCTCGAACAGTTTGAAAGCCGGGTTTCAAGCGAACTTGAAACAGCAAAGCGCGTTCTCAAGGAAGCTCACGAAACAGGAGACATAGACAAGCTCGTTGAGGCCCAAGAGGCTTTGGCAGAGCTGACTCTACAGAAAACCACGGCAAAGTCCTCTAAAGAGTCTTCTGTTGAGGTCCAGCGAGAAGCAGCGCCGGCACCGCAGGCGGCCCCTCAAGCGGAACCGCAAGCCGCCCCTGATCCGAAAGCGGAAAAATGGGCACAAGAAAACGAGTGGTTTGGTCAGGACGAAGTTATGACATACGCCGCTTTTGGTATTCATCGTCGTATGGTTGAAGATGAAGGGTTTGACCCGGCATCTGATGAATATTATGCTGAAATTGATAACAGGCTTAGAAACGAGTTCCCAAACAAGTTTGATTCTAAGGCTAAATCAAACGGGGGAAGAAAAGTTGCGTCGGCTGAATCTTCCGCATCCCGCAAAAAGAGTGGACGGAAAACTGTGCGGTTAACCCCATCTCAGGTAGCTATAGCCAAGAGGCTGAACGTGCCGCTTGAGGAATATGCTAAATACGTGAAATGAGGGAATGACCATGAATACTGAGAACACATCTCGCCAAAAGTCTACGAGAACGCCGAGAGCCAATGAAAATCGTGCTAGGCAAGCACGCAGGGAACCTTGGAAGCCCCCGTCCATGTTGGACGCACCACCCGCACCAGATGGTTACAAGCATCGGTGGATTCGGTCAGAAGTTATGGGTTTTGACGACCGTAAAAACGTAGCAGCTCGGTCTCGAGAGGGATATGAACTGGTGCGTGGCGACGAATACCCAGACTTTGAAGCGCCGACCATTGAGGACGGTAAACATGCTGGAGTTATTGGCGTCGGTGGTCTTCTTCTTGCAAGAGTTCCTGAAGAGGTTGCGGATGAGCGTAACGATTACTATCGAAACATGACCCGCAATCAAATGGCTGCTGTTGATAACGAGCTTGCTCGTGAACAACACCCGGCCATGCCTATCAACAATCCTGATAGGCAATCTCGTGTAACTTTTGGAGGTCCTCAAAACGAGGACTAGGAGATAGAAAATGGCTAACAGCAATGGAAGCTTTGGTCTACGCCCTCTGATGAAGCAGGGTAGTGGCTCTAACTCCACTGGTACTAACAACTACTCCTTCTATGAAATTGCCAATGGCAACACCAACAAGATTTACCACGGAACGCCCGTCATTCCCCTCGCAACAGGGTTTATTGACGTTGTGGGCGCCGCCGCTGGTGGGACTGTTGGTTTGGTTGGTGTGTTTCAGGGTTGCGAGTATGTTTCTAGCACCACTGGAAAACCCGTGTTCAGTAACTACTGGCCGGGATCTGGGGCGGACAGCAACCACCCCGTAAAAGCGTATGTCAACGACGATCCGATGCAGCTTTATGTAATTGCTTCGGATGCAACTTTGACCAACGAAGCTACGGCGCGTGCCGCAGTTTTTGCCAACGCTAATTTCTCAACCGCAACGACTGGAACGGATGCTACTGGCGTCTCGCTTGGCCGCTTGGCCGTAAGCACGATTGCCACGACAGCCGCTCTTCATATGCGGATTATGGGTTGGGTAGACGACCCTGAGAACGCTGACTTTGCGGCAGCAGGCATTGGCATGGTTGTACGCTTGAATAACCACTTCAACAGTAATAACGGTGCTATCGTAGCCGGTACTCCGTCAACTACTGGCGTATAGGAGGATTAGAAGATGGCTATTAGTAGAGCCCAACTAGCGAAAGAGCTAGAGCCTGGTCTCAACGCCCTTTTCGGCCTTGAGTATGCCCGGTACGAAGATGAATCGGCAGAGATTTACGATACTGAATCTTCAGAACGTGCTTTTGAAGAAGAGGTAATGCTTTCCGGCTTTGGGTCTGCGCCCGTTAAGCAGGAAGGTTCTGCCGTTACTTTTGACGACGCGCAGGAAGCGTACACGGCACGGTATACGCATGAGACTATCGCGCTTGCCTTCTCCATCACGGAGGAAGCAATCGAGGATAACCTCTATGACCGCCTTGCCTCCCGCTATACGAAAGCTCTGGCACGTAGCATGGCTAACACCAAACAGGTGAAAGCTGCGGCTACGCTGAACAATGCTTTCGATAGCAACTTTGCTGGCGGCGACGGTAAGGAGCTTTGCGCTACTGACCATCCGCTCGTCAACAACGGCACGCTTCGTAACGAGCCCAGCACCGATGCTGATCTCAACGAAACCAGCCTTGAGAATGCCCTGATCGACATTGCAGCTTTTGTCGATGAGCGCGGCCTCAAAGTTTCGGTTCGTGGCCAGAAGCTGATTATCCCGCCGAACCTTCAGTTCGTTGCGGATCGTCTGCTTGAGTCCACTCTCCGTCCAGGCACGGCGGATAATGACGTTAACGCAATGCGGAACATGGGTATGCTTCCGCAGGGTTATGTCGTTAACCATTATCTGACGGACACGGATGCGTTCTTCATTAAGACGGACGCACCTCGTGGCTTCGTTCACTTTGAGCGTATGCCGATGTCTACGAAGATGGAAGGTGACTTCGACACCGGCAACGTACGGTTCAAAGCCCGTGAGCGTTATAGCTACGGTTACTCTGATCCTCGTTGCGTGTACGGATCGAAGGGCGCGTAAGAGTACGGGGGAGAGGCAACTCTCCCCCACCCTCTGGGACATATAGCTCTAGAGACTGACCCAGCAGACGCTTACAAGACGCTAGAGCGAAACCTTTGTAAGGAGGCCCTCAAATGGCTAATACGACTTTTTCTGGTCCGGTACGCTCTGAAGATGGATTCAAAGCCATCAGCAAGAACGCTACGACGGGCGCGATTACTGAGCTTTCGACTTATGGCGGTGCGCCGGTTTCGCTGGCTGACGCGGATGTAACGCTTACCAATGCAACTCACAGCGGACGAGTTCTGCTGGTTCCAGATGGTGGCCAGGACAACACCTACACGCTGCCAGCGCCTGTTGCTGGGTCTGTTTTTAGGTTTGTTTATGCTGGCGGTGCAGCGGACGCTACGGACGCGATCATTGTTACGCCCGGAAACTCAAACTTCTATATCGGTGGTGTGACTTTCCTTGACACTGATAACGAAATTAGCGCGGTGTTTTCTGATGGTAACTCAAACAGCAGCATTCAGATCAATGTTCCTGCTGGGTTCGATGTCACGATTGCCGGTATCGACTCCACGAATTATCAGATTTTTGGAACCGTTACGAGCGCGACCGCGCCAGCTTTTGCTGATCAGTAATCGGAGGTCCCGATGGCTGATGCAGTAACTGCAACCACCGTAGAAGATGGCCCTCGAGAGGCCGTCTTCTACCTCACCAACACCAGTGATGGCACGGGAGAGTCCGCCGTAACTAAAGTAGACGTTTCGGCTCTTTCGTCCTTGCAGGACGGCACTGCCTGCACGGGTGTTAGAATTAAGAAAATCACGTTTACAAATGTGGGCATGGGCGTGAAGCTTCTTTGGGACGCGTCTACGGATGTTATCGCGGCTGAACTTCCTGCGGATTATTCGGATACCTTAGACTACTCGGATATGAGCGGTCTTCCGAATGTAGCGGCATCCGGCGGCAACACCGGAGATATTCAGTTGACCACAGTGGGGCATTCCAGTGGAGACACGTACTCAATCGTTCTTCGCTGCCTGAAGCAGTATTGATCCGATGTCAGAGGATCTTGGCAGAAAGAACGAGCTTGAGCTTGTCAAGATTCAAGGGGAGTTAAAGATTCTTTCCGAAAGGATTGAAACGATAAAAACAAACGATCTACATCATGTCCAAAAATCTTTGGATTTAATAACTAAGATATTATGGGGTGTAGGTGTTTTGATACTCGGTCAGCTTGCTGTTGGTGTGCGCTTGGCCCTTTTTGGATAGGAATTAAAAATGGCAACTTCTGGCTCGGTTGATTTTAACCTAGATATGGCCGAAATTACAGAAGAGGCCTTTGAAAGGTGCGGCCTAGAGTATCGCACTGGATACGATGCCAAAACGGCTAGGCGATCTCTTAATCTCCTATTTGCGGAGTGGGCCAATCGAGGCCTCAATCTTTGGACGGTCGAGCAGATCACGCAGACCCTGGCTCGACTGTCTTCATCGTCGTCGGTCGCTACGTACCCGATTGGAACGATTACGGCTACGGTTGGCGCATCGACAAACCTTAGTGTCGGAGAAACGATTACAGGCGCGTCCAGCGGCACTACGGCATCGGTCATAACCAAGCCGTCTTCTACCACGATCACGCTAACTGTCCCTTCTGGATCATTCACTGCCGGAGAGACGATTACAGGATCTAGCAGCGCGGCCAGCACTACAATCAGCGCAGACCCAAGCTTGGCGGATGTTCAGTCTTCCGTGGATGTTCTGGAAGCCGTTATTCGCAGAGATGGGTCTGACATAAGCATCAGTCGAGTTAGTCGCGGCGATTACATTGACATACCCGATAAGACGGATCAGGGAAGACCTTCTGAATTCTTTGTGGATCGACAGGTGACACCCACAATCACCATGTGGCCTTCTCCGGAGAATTCTACCGATCAACTCATATACTATCGAGTCCGCCGCATACAGGACGCTGACGCTGGCGTTAACACGGCAGACATTCCGTTTCGGTTTTTGCCCTGCCTCACGGCTGGGTTGGCGTATTACATTTCAATTAAAAGGTCGCCAGACCGAGTTCAGCTCATGAAGGCGATCTACAACGAAGAGTTTGACCGGGCCGCATCTGAAGATGCCGAGAGGACATCTTTGTATTTGGTCCCCAGTTACTCTTCTGTGAGCGTGTAAGATGCCCCGATACGCCGCAGGAAAATATGCAAAGGGAGTTTCGGACAGGTCCGGCAGAGCCTATCCGCTGCGTTCGATGCTTCTCGAATGGAACGGCAGTCTTGTGGGCCCCGATGAGTATGAGTCAAAGCAACCTCAGTTGGAACCCAGGCGAGTTCGAGCTGATCCGCAATCCTTGCGAGTTAGCCGCCCTGCGCGAACAGAACCGGCGATAGAGGTTCTGCTGCCCTTCAACTCGTTCAAATCTGGATCCAGTGGATCTGCGGTGATTGCGGTTAATGAGATCAGTCATGGTCGTAGCACCGGAGACACAGTACGGTTCAGAAGCGTCGAGGCGTTCGACGGTTTTACGGAGACAGTTTTGGAGAACTCCTCCGGATACTCAATAACCAAGGTGGACGACAACAACTACACGTTCACCGCTAGTAGCGGAACCGCTACAACAGGAAACGTAAACGGTGGCGGCGGTTTTTCATCCGCAGGCCCGGTAACGGTGAGCGCGTAATATGGCCTATACATTTACGACATTGAAGACAGCGATACAGGATTACGTGCAAAGCACTGAAACTACGTTCGTAAGCCAGTTGTCTCGTTTCATTATAAATGCGGAAGAACGAATTCTTAAAGAGTGTCAGCTTGACGTTTTTCGCAAAAACGTTTCCGGAAATCTTACGTCTGGAAACCAGTATCTTTCAAAGCCTACGGACTTTCTGGCGCAGAACTCTCTGAGCGTAATCAACAGTTCAAGCAAAGAGTTTCTCTTGTACAAGCAAGTTACGGCCCTTCAAGACTACACCCCTAACCCGACGACAACGGGAACGCCAAAATACTATGCCGATTGGAATGAAGGCTCATTTCTGGTAGCGCCTACACCTGATGCAGCGTATGACGTGGAACTTCATTACTTTTATCGACCAACGTCCATAACTGCGAGTGGAGACGGGACCAGTTGGTTAGGGACAAACGCTGAGTTGGCTCTTTTGTACGGAAGTCTGGTGGAGGCTTACACTTTTTTAAAAGGCGAACCCGATCTCTTGGGTCTTTACAACTCCAGATTTCAAGAATCCTTGCAGTGGCTGAAAAACTTGGGTGAAGGATTACAGACTCGAGATCAGTATAGGTATGACCGCTTGCGGAGGGATACAGCATAATGCTGGATACGGAAAGCCAATCTGGAGTTACGGACCCGTTAGTGTTTACAACAACGGACAGAGGTCATTCCCCAGAAGAAATGGCTGAAATGGCCCTAAATAAGATAATGAGTGTTTCGGAAGATGCACCGTCTGTCATACGGGAACAGGCGTATGCTCACAGACAACGTTTGAAAGAAGTGTTAATCTTTTATATGAGACGTATGTGTCAAAGCGAAAGAACGACTATCTGGGCTTTGATGAAGAAACAAGGCCATGAAGACGTGGCTGAGATTATAAGGAGACTGTAATGGCTATCGGCTCATCCGCGATGTGCGGAACTTTTAAGAGAGAAATACTCGCGGGTATCCATTTCTGGACGGCTCATACGCGGACGGGATCTAGCGCAATTTCAGCGGACACGTTTAAAATTGCTATGTTTACCAACAGCGCGTCTATAGACGCTGACACCACTGGGTACACCACGAGTAATGAGGTTAGCGGAACAGGTTATTCTGCCGGCGGTGCTACGTTAGGTAGTGTGACGTTGGGTTTAGCGGACAATAGCAGTTCTGTTCCCACGGCTTTTCTTGATTTTGCGGATACGACATTCTCGTCGTCCACTATCAGTAATGCGCGGGGAGCTTTGATTTATAACAGCACACTTAGCACCGCAGGCACTGGATCCACTACTAATCACGCTGCTGATCCTGCCGTAGCAGTGATTAACTTTGGCGGAGACAAGTCGTCCAGTTCAGGAGACTTTACGATTCAGTATCCAGCCAACGACGCTAACAACGCGATAATCAGGATTTCGTAATGGCCTTAATCACTGGCTGG